GTAGATTTGTACTTTCATAATGTGTTAATTAGGGGGTCATTGACCCCTTTTTTTATGTATAAAAAAAAATAATTTAAAATTTTTTACTAAAAATGTTTGTAGTTTGTGAATAAGTATTATATTTGCATATAACTAATTAATAAAAACATTATGAAAACAACAAAAACACGAAGAAAAGACTTAGCCTACCAACAGACTGCTGTAGGTCAAGCATTACAACCAATGGAAAAGCCTGAAGCGTTACTTGATTGGTCTATTGAACAACTATTAAAACTTGTAAAAAAATGAGATTAGAAAACTTTTTACCGAGAACAAGTGAGCATAAAGTGTTTTTAAGCCACTTTTTAGCCCCTTTAACAGCTTTTATCGTAGTGTTTAGTGTAATCATATCACTACTTAATTAATAACGTCTTAAATCAAAGAAAATGAAGTTAGAGAATTTTTACATAGAACACAGCTTTGTAAGTGAAGAAAGAGTAGTTACGTTTAATTGGGAAGACGATGGATTGACTTTTTACGTAGTAGCTAATTACGGATTAGATGCGTATAGCAACGAAGTAGAGTTAGGTAGTATTATTCAGTCGGAGTGTTGGAGTGACGTAGAACCTATTACTAAATTCGTGTTATCGGATTCTATGTTAGACTACTTAGAAGAGGAGTTAGTAAGCTACCAAAAGACGAATCCATCCGTGTTTTTAGAAGATTATGATAACGACTATTTAAACTATTGGATATGATGACACTACTTAAACAAATTGAATACTGGAAAAGAAACGGGAATTTCAACTTTGAATTGTATTTAGCAGTATGTAAGGCTAAAGAATACACGATAAACATAGACACTAAACAAAAAGTTTTTAGATATGAGAAAAAGAAAATATCCAACAAATGACGCCTTCGTTTTGGCTGCTATTAAAAAGCAGTTAGAAATGGCTGGCCTACCAACCGACTTGTACGAAAAACAAGAAAATTGGTACACGAACGAAATAACCTACGAAAAGTATTTAGAATTTAAAGAATGGTGGTTAAAAGAAGCACAAGAGCAGTTTAGATACACGAAAGCGCATACGATAAAAGCGTGGGGATGGTTCGACTTATCTTATGGTTTAAAAGTTCCATTTCAAGGCTATGAATAAGTACAAGGTTTGGATATGGTTTACTATCGGAAACAAGAAGGAACTATCCTATAAAATTGTTACGGCTAATTCACCAGAAGACGCTAAAAAGAAAGCAGATGTGTGGGAAAAGATTATACATAAAGTCGAACTTGTAAAAACTATTTAAGGATATAGGCTTACTTTGTAAAAAGTATTTAAGGTTATAAACTGATATTTGTCAAGTTTTTTGCACAATAAACTAGGCACTAAAGTATAATTTAGACACAACAATAAAATATAATAAGCATAAAATAAAAATATAATTATGAAACAAACAGCAGTAGAGTGGTTGGTTAAGCAATTAGATGGAGAAAGACATTTAACTGAAAGTGAAATAAATAGGCTTATCCAACAAGCCAAAGCAATGGAAAAAGAGCAGATAATTGAGGCTTGGAATAAAAGAGGAATGAATATAGTTCCAAGATATTTTTTAGAAGAAAATATAGAAGGAGAAGAGTATTATAATAGAACCTTTAAATCAGAATAGAATGAAAAAAATACTTTGTTGGTTAGGATGGCATAAGTTTACTTGTAGCATTCAAGACTTAATAGATGAGTTTGGATATATTCCATTAGATAACAAAATGGCATCTAACTCAAAATGTAAAAGATGTGGTAAAACCTTTAAATCAGAATAGAATGAGACTACTGGATTATTTATTTACAATTTTAATTTTAATGATGTATGGAAAACAAGATTGAACGCGTAATGCAAGTGATAGAAAGAGATGGATTAATATGTAATTCGCGTTACCGTAGTTACTTGGATAAGCGCAGTGTTATTTACGCTATGCTACACAAAGACGGATATAGCTTAGTAGAGATAGGTAAGATATTTAAAAAGAACCACGCTACTATAATTAACGGAATAAAAAAACATCACGCTTACCAGCGATTCAAAGACGAATTATATCTACACAACGTCAAAGAATATCGTGAAATATTCTACGAACCAAAGAAGATTCACGTTGATTTGATAGAAAAAGACGAACACAAATACAACGGTACTCAGTTAATATCGGATATTTTAGAATGTAAAAACACTACTGAATTACAAGGTATAAAACGCAAGTTGTTAAATGAAGAATATTTATTTACTGAAGCAACTTTTTATAAGTAAATAACGTTATATTTGTACACGAGTTCATCCTACATTATAAACTCGAAAGGAATTATTTAACCCTTTAAATGAACGTGAGGTAGGATGCACGGGAGTTTAAGGGGTTTTTTTATGCACTAAAAAATTAAATTATGGAATTAATTGCAAAAGTTGAACGTGAAAATGAAAGTATTGAATTTATTAGAATTTCTAACAAAGGAATGTATGTCAGTATTGAATACAATAATCTTACATTAAGCATTATTTTAACAAACGAAGAAGTTGAAGCGCTGAAACAGTATTTAATTTTAACTGATACTAATGAGTTATGAGCGGTTGGATTAAGATACATAGAAAGTTTTTAGATTGGCAATGGTTTGAGAAAAGCGAAGCAGTACATTTGTTTTTATATTTAGTGTTAAAAGCCAATCACAAAGATTCTCAATGGCAAGGAATAGATATAAAACGAGGTCAATTTGTTTCGTCTTTAGGTAAGATTTCTGCTGATACTGGTATAAGTTTACAGTCAATTAGAACGCTATTAAATAAGTTTGAAAAGACTAACGAAATAGAACTAAAATCAACAAACAAATTTAGCATCGTAACTATTTGTAAATATGAATGTTACCAACAAGAAAACGAGCAAACTGACACGCAACTAACAAACAAACAACAAACAACTAACAAACAACTAACAACAAACAAGAATGATAAGAATAATAAAGAAAATATTTATAGGCATTTTAAACATTTAAGTCTATCAAAAGACGAATTTAACAAGTTATGTATTGATTATACTAAACAACAAATTGACGACATTTTAGACCAAATTGAAAACAATGCTAACAACAAGAAATACTCTTCATTATATTTGACTGCTAAAAATTGGTTAGGTAGAAACAAGGTAGAAACCGAATCAGTTTCACCCGAAGAAGAAAAAGCAATAAGACTCGGATTTTTAAAACCTAACAAATGATAACACAAGAAGGAGATTGCCTACAATATTTGATTGATTACAAAGACGGCAAGATAAAAGACGGATTAGCAATAGGATGTGACTTAGACGAGTACATCCGTTTTAAACCTAATCAACTGAACATTATTTTAGGACACGACAACGTAGGTAAAACATACTGGATAAATTGGTATTTCTTAACACTTGCACTAAAACACGGATTAAAATTCTGCATTTGGAGCGGTGAAAACAAGAAAGCTACAATACTTCGTGATTTACTACAAATGTACTACGGAATAAAATTTAAAGATTTAACCTACCAACAAATAACAAATGGTACTACAATACTTGAACAGCAGTTTAAATTTGTAAGCAATAAGGAATTATACAAACCAAACGAATTATTGAAGCTATTTAAAGAAAGTGAATGTAACGTAGCATTGATTGACCCATTTACGGGATTAGATAGGCAAATGGACTTTCAAAGTAATTACAATTTCTTAAACACTTGTCGTGATTTCTGCAATAAATACGGAGTTACAATATACATAAACACGCATCCAAATAGCGAAAGCGGTAGAAGTGGAAACGTATACCAAGAAGGCGAATACAAAGGACATTTAAAAGCGCCTATGAAAGACCATATCGAAGGTGGTAAGGCTTTTAGTAACCGATGTGATGACTTGTTTGTAATTCACCGCTTAGTAAAACACGAATCAATGAAATACGTTACTTGGGTAAACGTAGAAAAAGTTAAAGATATGGATACTGGAGGTAAGCATACTGCATTAAACGACCCTATTATGTTTGACTTTAATTCGGGATTAGGGTTTACAGTGAACGGAGTAGACCCTTTAAAATCGGTTAGACCTAAGCCACAAGCTCTTGTACAAACACGAATAGAAACAAACGAAATATTAACCACTTCTGAAAAGTTGCGTAGATTAGCAGAAGATACACCTTTTTAAAAACTATGGAAGATTTAATACTACTAAAAACAAGTGTTCAAATAGGAGCATTACACGCTAAGATAAGCCTATCATTAGACGAAATAAAACAAAACCATCCTAATAGAAAAGACTTAATAGATTCTATGTCTGCAAGTTTAAAAGACGTTCAAGAGATACATCGTGTTTTTGTAGACTTAGAGAATGAATACCGGATCGCTAACAAAAGTTTATTCCGGTTAGAACTTATAAACCTTGACTTAAAAAATAAGGTTATAGACTTAAAAAACCAAGTAAAATTTAAGGATATAGACTTATAAAACATAAAGAAATGGTACTAAATAAGCTAAAAAGAATAAATAAAATATGCAATGTTATGAATAATTTAAGGGTTATTTCGATTAACGAACTGCATAAAAAAATAGATACAGACGAATACCCGTGTTGTAAAAGCACCATTGAGAAAGATTTGTTTTTTATGAAAATGGAATTGGATATTGAAGTCGAAAGAATAAATCAAACCGGTATACGGTTTAGTGAAAAAGTAGATTTAATTGAACGAATAAAAGAATGGTTAATATGAATCAGTTGAAATTATATAGAGTGTTTAAGATGTACGAATTGCTACAAACAAAACCAAGAAGGATTAATACGTTATCCAGGTACTTGAATGTTAGTGAAAGAACCGTTTATAGGTATTTTTATTTATTTAAAAATTTAGGTTTTATTGTACAAAAAGACGGATTGAATAAATATAAAATTGAAAAGAATGCGCTGCAAAAATTGTAAAACTAAGTTTGAACCTAAAACCTTCTTACAAAAATACTGCAATAACGAGGAGTGTATTCGTGTTTTCGTAGAGGAAGCAAAGGTTAAGACTTGGAAAAAGACGAAAGCTAAAATGAAAGCTGACCTTATGACTCTACAAGACTACCTTAAATTAGCACAAATAACTTTCAATAAGTACATTAATCTGCGAGATAAGAACCTTCCTTGTATAAGCTGTAATAAACCAATTAAAGGTCGCGTAAACGCTTCGCACTTTTGGAACGCTAACAATCATTACAACGTAAGATTTAACGAAGATAACGTACATAGTTCTTGCATTACGTGTAATCAGTTTTTAAGTGGCAACCTTTTAGAATATAGAAGTAGACTTATTTTGAAAATCGGACAAGAAAGATTTAACATCTTAGAAGCTGAAGCTAAGAAAACACGAAAGTTCACAAAAGAAGAACTAAAAGAAATAATAGACACATACAAAAAAAAGATTAAAGATATTTTGTAATGAAAAAAATATACATAACTCAAAAACAAATAGCAGAAGCTGAAAAACTATACAACTTTAAAGTCTTAAATAATTCAATTACAAATGGAGAAAGCCAGATGTACGGGGCAATGGGTGAAGTAATGGCTATAGAGTTCTTACGATCACGAGGAAAAGACGTTAAATATGTAGGTTGTTACGATTACGACCTACAAATAAACGGAAACAAAATAGATGTTAAGACTATACGAACGGACAAAGAACCGACGGATGAATTTAACGCTAACATAAGCGCATTTAATACCAAACAAAAGACGGACTTCTATTTGTGGTGTACTGTTTCCGTAGATATGACTTACGGATATGTAATAGGTTACTTAGGGAAAAACGAATTTTATCAAATAGCTGAACTTAAAAAAAAGGGTGAAATAGACTTTGGTAAATGGACGTTTAAAAGCGACACATATACAACGAAAGTAAAAAATCTTAAAAAATTTGAATGAATTTTCCCAAAACTATATTGTAATATAAAAATAATAGTTATATTTGCTTATAATTTTAATTAAAACCCTATGAAAAATTTGTTTAAATCGTTGGCTACGTTCCAACAAGAAGTCCCAGTAATTCACAAGGCGACACAAGGTTACGGCTATTCATACGCTGATTTACCTAAAATCTTTGAAGTGATTAATCCATTACTACAAAAACACGGATTAGGATTCACACAAACCCTAAACACTAAAGAAGGTACTACTTACCTATGTACAACAGTATTCCACGTAGAAAGTGGAGAGTGTCTGGACTCTATGGTAGAAATTCCTAACGTAGCGTTAAAAGGAATGAACGACTATCAGTCTTTTGGTAGTGGTGTAACGTACTATCGTAGATACGCTTTGTCTTCAGCTTTAGGTTTAGTTACGGACAAAGACACCGACGCAAGTGGTGAACAAGTAAAAGACGAACCAACACCAAAGAAAAAGGCTAAAATAGATGCTACACGTTTTAATAAAGCTATCGAAGCTATTAAGAACGGAGAATACGAAATAGAAAAGTTAATTGAAACTTTCGACTTAGATGCATCACAACTTAAACAAATCACTGAGTTATGAAAATTAGAGCATCACAAATAGGAAAACTTATGGCTACTCCCCGCGCAAAAGGGGAGAGCCTATCGCAAACAGCTAAAACTTATATTCAAGAATTAGTGTTAGAACACAAATACGGGATCAAAAAAGAGTTTTGGAGTAGATACACGGACAAAGGAAACCAAGTAGAAGACGAAGCTATTAGTTTTGTCAATGATGTTTTAAACTTAGGTTTTATTTACAAGAACGAAGAACGCTTTGAAAATGACTTTATAAGCGGTGTTCCCGACGTAAACACGAATGAAATACTTTTAGACGTAAAATCTTCTTGGGATGCTACAACGTTTCCGTTCTTTGATACTGAAATACCTAACAAAGACTACTACTATCAATTACAAGGTTATATGTGGTTAACGGGTAAAACTGAATCGTTATTATGTTACTGCTTAATGAATACACCTTTCGACATCGTAGAAGACGAAGTTAGAAGAGAACATTGGAAGCAACACAAGATAGACGAAGACTTAGACATCCGTGATTTTGTACAAAAGAAGCATAACTTCGACCACATTCCTAACGAAAGACGAATCAAAGTATTTAAAGTAGAGCGTGACGAAACAGTAATATGGCAAATACAAGAAAAGATAGAGTTAGCACGAGATTACTATAACAACTTATTTAATACGATATGAAACAGACAGCAGTAGAATGGTTAATGCAACAACTACCAACCATAGATAAATATGACCCTTATTATCAAAATTTATTTACCCAAGCCAAAGCAATGGAGAAAGAGCAGATAGGAAAAGCGTTTTTTCAAGGCAGATTAAAGGAAATAGGTTCAAATGTTTTATTTGATTTGCAACCATTGATTGACACTTATAACGATTACTACAACAAAACCTTTAAATCAAAATAAGATGCAAAAAGACGAAATAGTAGAATCAGTAATAAACGAATTTAGACTACGTTCAGAGCGCGGGATAAAGAAATATGGAACTACGCTACAAGAAAACGAATTAAGTCCATTAGAATGGCTTAAACACCTACAAGAAGAACTTATGGATGCAGTTCTATATTTAGAAAAAGTAAAACAAATAAATAAATAAAAATGGAAACAAAAGTAAACGGAGGAGCAATCTTCAAAAACGAGAAAAAGGCGGACACGCATCCAGACTACAAAGGAACTATTAACGTAGATGGTCAAGACAAAGAGATAGCGTTATGGGTTAAGCAAAGCGCAAAAGGAACTACTTACTTTTCGGTAAAGATTTCAGAGCCTTACAAAAAGACGGAAACACAACCCGAAGGTAAATGGATTAAACCCGAGCAAGTAATACCTAAAGATGACTTACCCTTTTAGTTATGTATATCGATGACTACACTCTACGAAGGTTACTTCAGGAGTTACTACGTAGAAAAACACGAAACCAAATAGTACAAGAAATAAAGTTAAAAGGTGAAAAGTTCCACCAATACAACTTAGACAAATTCTTAGAAGGAAAAGACGTAAGCTTATCCACCTTACAAAAAATAGATAAGTACGTATGCCGACAATACTACAGCGAAGGAAGAAGCCCACTTTTATAGTGGGTTTTTTTATTAACAACCTTTTGTTTATATTTTCGTCTATTGTTTGTTTAAAAAATAATCATACATTTGCTTAAATGAAATGGCTAAACATAGTAGCTAAACACCACAAAGAGTATGTGCGCATAGTCGAAAGTTTCGGCGAATACTTCTACGCTGAAGACATTGTGCAAGAAAGCTACCTACGAATGTTAAAGTATTGTAAGCCTGAATCAATCATAACAAACGGAAGTGTAAATAAAAGTTATGTTTACTTTGTTCTTAGGAATATGTATTTAGACTTTGAAAAGCACAAAGCAAAGCACCCGAAAGTAAGTCTTGAAGAAATAGGACAATTAACTTACGATGACACGCAGTTACAAAAACACGAAGCCTACGAAGAAATACTAAAATACATAAACAACGAAGTACAAACTTGGCACTGGTACGACCAAATGTTATTTGATTTATACAAACGTACAGGTAAATCAATACGTGATTTAAGCAAAGAAACTAAGATAAGCACAAAGAGTATATTTCAAACGTTAAAACATTGTAAGGATAGATTAAAAGAAAACGTAGGTGAAGACTACGAGGACTATAAAAACACGGATTACGAATTAATATTAAAAGAATGGCAAGAAGAAAAAAACAAGCTGAAGGACTTGGAGACACTATTGAAAACGTATTAGAAGCTACAGGAATAGCACAAGTTGCTAAATGGGTTTTTGGAGAAGATTGTAAATGTGAAGAGCGTAAGCAAAAGCTAAACGAACTTTTCCCTTACAATAAACCTGAATGTTTACACGAAGACGAATATGAGTTTTTAACTTGGTGGTTTAGCGAAACACGAAACCAAATGCGACCAAGTGAGCAACTAAGAATATTAGAAATATACAATAGAACCTTCCATAAAAATATGCAACCTACAAGCTGCGGAAGTTGTCTACGTGACGTCTTACAAAAGCTAAAAACATTAACCGATGAATACGGAAAATAAATACTTTATAATTGACTACGGCAAAGACGTTAAAGAATACGCAGAAATAATTAGACGCACTTTAGAAAAACAAAGAGCGCATATTATTTACATTGAAACAGACTGCGATAACTTCTTTGGAGTAGAGGAACTAACAGAAGACGAATTTTTAAACTATTTTAAAACAAGCGCAAATGCCAATTCCTAAACCACGAAAAGACGAATCAAAAAAAGAATTCATTCAACGTTGTATGATAGACGATGTAATGACAGTAGAATACGAAGACATAGACCAAAGAATTGCGATATGTTCAACAAGCTATGAAGAAAACTTAAAAAAACACGAATCAAATGGCAAAAGTAGGTAGACCAA